AGCGCGAATAGGCCGGGCTGGAATCGGGCGTGGCGGAATCTGTGTATTCGGTCGCATACTGGGTTCATGGCACGACAGCCCGGCCTATTCGCGCTTCCCGATACCCCGTCAGACGACGGGGACCGGGGGCTAGTCCAGGCTGCCCGGGACACGATTACGTCACTGCGCGAATTGGGCGCGCTGGAAAAGTTCCACGAACTAGACGCCGTTATCGTGCTGAAACTGGCGGCGGCGGTGGAGGAATCGCGCGGCATCGCCAAATCCCAAATGTTCGGCGCGCTGCTACAGGCGCGCGCCCGGCTGCCCGAACCGGTCATAGCGGTAATGGAACCGGAAGCGCTGGAATATGAGGGCGCCCGGGCCATCGAGTATTTCCGGTCCTATTCTGCCGACGTTCCGAACGAAACGGACGCCGAACCGGTGGACTGACGGCCCCGCCGCCTCACTGGTCATTTCCCGCAGGACCGGGCGCCGCCCCACGCCCTGGCAGCAGTACATTCTGGATGTTGCGCTAGAACGTCTGGACGGGCCGGGTTCCCCGTGGGCGTATCACACGGTTGATGTGATAGCGGGCCGTCGTGCCGGGAAAACCATTACGTTTATGGGCGTCCCGCTGTTCCGTGCGCTCTGCCCGCCTGTCGAATTCGATAACGGGCGCGTGGTCCCTTTCCTGGGGGCACACACCGCACAGAATTTGGTAAAAGCGCGGCAGCGGTTCATGAAAGATTTGGTGGAACCGTACCGTGCCAGCCTTACCACGCCTGGCGAATGGGAACGGCGGCACCAGCTGCGCGCGGCCATCGGGGATACCAGCCTGACCATTCACCCCCGGGATTACCGGATGCCGGGGGCCGCATCGATCCAGGTTTTCGCGCCGACGATTTCTAGTGTCCGTGGTGACGGCCTGCTACACCTGGGTTTCGATGAGGTTCTCGTTTTCACGAATGCGCGCGGGCAGGAATTGATGGCTGCCGCCCGGCCAACTCTGGCCCAAATGCGTGGCCATGGTCAGCTGTGGCGGGGGTCCAACGTTACCCGGATGAATGGCCCCACCACATGGCTGTATCAGCTGAGGGAAAAGGGGCGGCAGCGTATCGCGGATGGCGTGACGCAGGGCGCCGCCTATTTCGAATTCACGATTCCCGACGACGCCGACCCGGCCGACGAAAATAATTGGTGGCGGTACTATCCCGGGCTGTCGGATGGCCTGGTCCGTATCGATGAATTGCGCGCCGACTTTGCGCCGGAGGGGTTGGGCCTGGCGAACGCGGCGGCGGAATACCTGGGCCGCTGGCCGGGCGCGCTGTCCGTGTCCACCTGGGCCGCCATCGCAGAGGCCGACTGGACCCGGCAGCGCACGGAAAACCCGATGCCCGACCGGCTGCCCGCCGTGTTGGGTGTCGAGATAGACCCGTTCGGCCGGTCGGCATCCATCGCCGCCGCCGTCCACGATGAGGCCGGGGACCTAGTAGAAATCATCGATCACAGGCCCGGGGATGCCTGGGTCCCCGACCGGCTGCGGGAGGTCGCGGGCCGGGTGGAAGCGGTGGCCGTCGATGACTACGGCCCCGGCCGGGACCTGTTGGCCACGCTGGCAGAGGACCCGGCGTTAGCACACAAATTGGTCCCGCTGCGCGGCCCGGATGTGGTGGCCGCCTGCTACGGGTTTGAGGCCGGGCTGCGGGATGGGTCGCTGGAATGGGTGGCCAGCGACTATCACGCGGCGCTGTCGGCGGCGGCGCAGGCCGCAGAGCGCACCCCGGGCCGGTCCTGGCAATTCGAACGCCGGGTGTCCGTGTCCCAGTCGGCCCTTATGGCCGCCGTGCTGGCGCGGTGGGTAGCCGCACACCGCCCCGTCACGCCCGACTCTGAAATTTTCTAGGTGGGGAAATCATGTCAATACGGTATGACCGCTCACGCTGGTCCACAGTCATTTACTGTGATTGCGGGTGGCAGGATTTAGCCGTTTCGAAAGAGGCGGCCTATTGGCTGGCAGAGGATCATGAATCCCGGGTGCATCCCGACCAGACGGCTATTCGCAACGCTGCGGTCCAGCGGCGGAAATATCACGATGCCGCCGGATAGAAACCTCACTAGTGAGTGTGACCATATCCCCATGCCATCGCTGACGTTCCCTCCAGACGATAACCCGTTTCTGTCCCCGGGTCTGGGTAACGTCCATACGGCAACTGACGGGCGCGACATCCTGATTAATACGCCGGATGGATGGGAGGTAGACCGTCAATATCTCTGGTGGGACGGCCCCGCCGATGGGGACGGCACGGGCGGCCCGTTCGGCAACCCGCCGCCGGATGCTGACCTGGGGCCGTCCAGCTGGGGTTGGGCGTCACCTGTCGTCACGCGCTGCCTACAGCTGACTGCCGACAAGATTAGCGGCCTGCCGTGGAAGACATTTAAGGGCCGGGAACAGACCCCGACGCCTAGCTGGATTCTGGACCCGCAGGCCCTGGCCCGGGATGGCCGCCGCCCGCTGAACCATACAAAATTGGTAAGGCTTTCCGGCGTAGATTTCTGGGCACAGCACATGTACTCAATGATTCTGCTGGGTGAGGGCGTGACCTGGACCCCGCGTGTGCGGGATGAGAACGGGGAACCTACCGGGCCGATTGTGGCGCCGCTGTATAACCTGAATCCGCAGCTGCTGGAATTGACCAGCGATGGCCGCTGGTGGGTTCCCGATCCTGACGAAACCGACCCGGATTCTGACTATCCAGGCTGGTCGGAAATTGACGGCCGTGAGCTTATCGTTACGCGATACATCATGCGGCCGGGTAAGAAACGTGGCCTGGGGGTCCTGAAAGCACACGCGGCGGATTTGGGGTTTGCCGCGCATGTTCGGGGTTTCGCGGATAATCTGCTACGTCGCGGTGTGCCGAATGGCTACCTGAAATCCAGTAAGCCTGACCTAGACCAGGGCCAGGCCGACACGCTTAAGCGGTCATGGATGAACAGCCACGGCGGCATTCGCAAATCTATTGCGGTGCTGAACGCGACGACAGAATTTCATCCTATCCAGCTGGACCCCCAGACCATGCAATATCTGGACATGAAACGTCTGTCTGCGTGGGAATTGGCGCTGGCGTTCGGCGTGCCGCCCGGGAAACTGGGTATCAATATGGGCGGTGGCCTACAGTACAGCACGCTTGAAATGGCGAATACCGAATACGTGCAAGATACCCTGATGGGTTTGGCCCGCAAAATGGAAGCGGCCATTGATGCCGCGCTGCCGGTCGGCACGGACCTAAAGATTGATTTTAATCAACTGCTGCGCGCCGACACCACGGCCCGGTATTCGGCGTACATGACCGGCCTGGCGGCCGGATTCTTGACAATCGATGAGGTCAGGGCATTTGAGGACCTGCCGCCATTGCGAGAGGGTGAGTAATGGAAACGCGCTACGTATCCATGGAATCGATGGAAATTCGCGCAGAGGATGGCCGCCATTTTATAGAGGGAATCTGCGTCCCCTATGGCGTGGTCACGGATAAGGCGCCGCGCCCGGAAATGTTCGAACGGGGCGCGTTCCGCGACCTGTTGGCAAAGGCCGGGACCAAAATCAAGCTGAAAGATTACAACCATTCCGGCCACCGGGTCCCCGTGGGGTATTCCGCCACGTTCCAGGACCGCTCTGACGGGCTGTGGGCGCGGTTCCGGCTGAACAACACGCCGGAGGGGGAATCCGCCCGCCTGAACGCCCTGGATGGCGTGTATCAAGGGCTGTCCGTGGGGTTCCTGGCCCGGGCGGAAGAGAACCGCGCGGGCGTGCGTGTCGTGACGGATGCGTGGCTGGACCATGTGTCCCTGGTGGAGGACCCCGCATACGATGACGCCCGGATTTTGGATGTGCGCGCAGCTGAGGACTGGCGGGCCGCCTATGACTGGATGCGGGACCGTTCCGGATTGATGATTCCGACAGGCGAAACCTCACCAGTCGGGTTTAGTGTCGCTGTTAGCCGGATGCGGAACCGTTAGGGTTCCCCCGTCACATTCTGAATAGCCGTTAGGGCGCCCGCGCGGGCGGGTGAACTTTCCGTTAGGGAACTTTCACGAAAACCGGGAATCAAAACCCATCGTGTATCCCTATTGGAGGGGAAATGCCTAACGCATTCCTGGTCAAGAAAATTGACGAACGCGCATCCATTACGGATGTTGTGGACAGCATTTATGACAAGTGCGCCACAGAGAACCGGGAACCCACTGACGACGAACGTTCGCGGCTGACGGAATATGGCGTCAAGATTAAGGCGCTTGACGTGACCATTTCCGAAATGCGCGCCGCCGATGAGGCGAACGGCCGTTTCCTGAGCACCGCCGCCGCCGTGGAGGACCGTGCCGAACGCGCCGAACAGCGCGCGACCGCAAAGGGCGGTAAGGAAAAGGCGGTGGAGGTACGCAGCGCAGGCGCCGCGTTTATCGAGTCCGACCAATTCAAGGCCTATCGCGGCCGGGGCACCATGGAACCCGTCGAATTTGACGATTTCCTCGGCCTGGAACAGCGCGCGGCCATCGTCGGCCCGATCACCACGGCGCTGCTGGACCTCCCCCCGGTTCGGGTGGACGGCCCGGCGGGACCGTTCCAGCAGACCCCGTTCCTGTCCCTTATCAACCGGGAACAGGTGTCCGGCGGTGCGGTGTCCTATATCACCTGGGACCCGAACCCGGCCACCGGCGCGGCTGTCGTCGCAGAGACGGACACTAAGCCGGAGGCGGCCCTGGTGCCGACAGAGCACCCGCTGACCCTCCAAACCTACGCATTCTGGAAAGCCATTACGCGGCAGGCGCTGGAAGACTACCCGCGCATTCGGTCCATTGTGGAGAACAGCCTGCGTCGCGGTCTGGCGCAGACCCTGGAAGCTGCCGCCGTGGCTACCCTGGCGGGCGTGGCGGCGCCGGGTGCCGGGTCCCCGACCAACGTGGCGGGTATCCGGGCGGCTATCGCGTCGCTTCAGTCGGCGGGGTTCACCCCTAACGCCGTGGTCATTAACCCGGCGGATGCTGCGCTGCTGGATGTGGAGGTCATGGGCGGCACCCTGCTGGGACCGTCCAGCCCTCCCACCTATTGGGGCCTGCGCGTGGTGCCGGTCGCGGGCGTGGCATCGGGCACCGCGTATGTGGGTGACTGGTCGCAGGCCGTGACATGGTTTGACCGGGCCAGCGCCAGCGTTTACATGTCCGACAGCCACGCGGATTATTTCATCCGCAACCTGTTTGTGATCCTCGCAGAACAGCGTTCCGTGTTCGCGCTGACGCAGGCAAACGCGGCGGCAGCTGTCACCGTGGCGGCTGAGGTCACGCCCCCCGCCGTGGCTGCGGCAAAGGCGTAAGGGCCGCCGCCATGGCGCAGACATTTACCCCTGTTTGGTTGGCTGAGGCCGACGTAAAACAGTGGCTGCGCATCAATGACCAGGACACGGATGACGATGACCTGATTACGCGCGTCTGTGCCATGGCGGAACCCTACGTGCAACGCTGCCGCCCGGAATGGCTGGACGCCACGACAGGCGATTATGCGCCGGATGCGGAAACGTATCAGGGTGCCGTCATGTATGCGGCCCGGGAATTCCGCCGCCGGAATTCGCCTGCCGGAATCGAACTATTCGGGGACACGACTAGTTTTGTGTCCCGGTTCGATCCAGATATTGACCGGGCGTTGCAAACCGGCGCGTGGGCGCGTCCCGTGGTGTCCTAATGGCTACCGACGTTCTGGCCATGGCACAGGGATATGTGGCCGCGCTACAACAGGCGGGCGTTCGGGCGGTACTGAATCCGGCCGACATTAACCCGCCCTGTGTCTGGGTGCGGGCGCCGGTCATGCGGTTCCGGTTCGGTCGGGGGTGCGTGTCGGCCGACTGGGAGGCCCGCCTCTATCTGATCGACAGCGGTTACGAACAGGCGCTGAAAACGGCCGTTCCCCTCATTACGCAGATTCAAGAGGCTTTGAATTTCGCAGTAGTGGAGGCGGTGCCCTCGGACTGGGCATTGCCTGACGGCGGGACGGTTCCCGGCTATCTCTTCCAATGGACCACGTAGTAAAGGAAAACGGCAATGGTAAACCTGGGACCTGGGACCCTGAAAATCGGCCCCACAGGATCGGAAATCGCTATCGAATGCCTGGTAAACAATGTCCGCATTGCGGCGGATAAGACACAGGATGACCCGAAAACGAAACTGTGCGGGACTGTGACGCCGGGGAAAATCACCTATGACTATGCCATGTCGGGGAACATGGACACAGACCCCGATGACCCGGACGGCATTTTCGCCTATTCGCAGGCGCACGCCGGGCAACAGGTGAATTTCGAATTTGTGCCAAACACGGTGGGTGTGACTAAGGCTGTTGGCACCCTGATTATTGACCCGCTGGATTTCGGCGCCGACGAATACGGGGCCGCGATGGATAGCGATTTCGAATGGTCGGTTCTCGGGCAGCCTACCTACACGTTCCCGCCGCCGACCCCCTGACCCCTCGCATTTCTATTCGAACGCGGGCCGCAGCCGGCCGCCGTTCCTTATCGAAAGAGTGTACTAATGACGCATCCTGAGAACCCGACGCAGCCGGACGTTCAGCACGGCACGCAGCCCGCCGACAAACAGCCTGAGGTTCAGCACGGCATTCAGCCCGCGCCCCCGGCGCCTGAGGCGCCCGCAGAGGACCCGCCCGCAGCTGACCCGGCCCCGGCTGAGGATGACGGCCAGGCCGACCCGCACACGGACTGACGGCCATGGCGCAGCAGACCGAAATCG